TCCCGGGCAAAATCTGCCACGGTGTAACAGGTGGTGCAGTCTGCTTCCACCAAACTGCGCTTGAACCCGCGCTTTTGGAGGTATGCGCCCCATGTGCGGTTGGCGCTGGGCATATCGCCGATGATAAAGCCAGTAAGCGCAAGCCCAAGGTAAGCTTTCTCCCAGTCTTGGCCCGTTGCGGCTGCCACGGCCCGCACTGTGCAATCTCCAACGCTGTTTCCGTGCAGGTTCGGGTTAAACTTGTGCCACATGGTGCGCCCCTCCCTTTGCGTCCATAGTACCTTTTCTGCCAAATACGTGCGTTTAACGAACGTCAAATGAAGGACAAAAAAGAAAAGCGCCCACACGGCACAGGACTGTGTAGGCGCTCAATCATTTGCACTCAATGAGTATAATATTTTCAAAAAGCGCTTGACTTTTACACTCATTGGGTGTATACTAAAGACAGTGAAAGACACAAACACACAACAACATGGAGGTACAAAATTATGAGAAACGCTATTGAAATCGCCACTGACATCCGCAAGTCCGATGTCTGGGATTACGAGCTGTGCACCGAGCTGTGCAAGGCAGCTGACATGGAAGAAGAGTGGGAAGCTGCATCCGCTGGCGATTACGACTGGAACGACTCGAATCGCGGCCCCTCGTTTGAAGAAGTCGTTGAAGCCGCCGCCGAAAAACTGGGCGTTGAGATCTACTAAATAAAAAATCCCCCGCCCGATGCTTGCCACACCGAACGGGGGATTTTGTGAAAGACACCTCACACGGAGGTGTGAAATTATCCTATCACACGAAAGAAAGGAAGTCAATCATGTATACCAAAGCAGAGCTTTTTTCAATGGCCGCAGAGCAGCCGAAGGAAATCTTTGTCAACAACATCACTCTGAGCGTACCAGACGATGCTGACAGCTGCCTTGATCTGGATGCCGAGAAGGAAAGACTGTCCAACATCTGGGATCTGGCGCACTTGTCCATGCGGGAGCTGGTCTCACGCACTGGCCTGTCTCAGACCGCTTTTGCAAAGCGGACGGGTATCCCGCTGCGCACGGTGCAGAACTGGTGTGCCAGCACCCGCGACTGCCCGGCATACGTCCGCTTCCTGCTGGCCGAGCACTATGGACTAATCTGAGGGGGGATTCCAGTATGACAGCAAAAGATTTGACGGGTCATACTTTTGGGAGCTGGATCGTGATAGGTGCATCCAAAAAGAGCGGCTATGTGAAGTGCCGCTGCAAGTGCGGCACAGAAAGAGATGTCCTTCGAGAATCCCTGACCCGAGGGGCAAGCAAGTCCTGTGGGTGCGTTCATACCAGGAGCGAGGCCCAGCTCAAGATGGACGAGCGGAGAAAAAAAGAGGGAGACCTTACTGGAAAGCGGTTTGGGCGTTGGACTGTCTTGCATCGTGCGGAAAAAGATGGGTATTTTACATGCCAGTGTGAGTGTGGCACTATAAAAGATGTGTATCGGCATAGCCTTATGTCCGGAATGAGCACAGGCTGTCAGCATTGCGCTTTCTCGCATAGCGATGCAATGAAGAGCGCAGCAGCCCAAAAATCCGCCAAAGCAAAAAAATCCGCTATCGAAAAGTACGAAGGGAAGACTGTGAGCGGCTGGAAGATCATCGAAATCCTACCCCCTCGAAAGCCAGACGTATCCATGTGGTGCAAAGCAGTCTGCCCGCAGTGCGGAAAAATCGTTGAAGTCAGACTTTCAAACATAACACGCACTAACCCTATACTTCGGTGCTCCGACTGTGCCCGTGACATGAAAGACAAGGTCGATGTCATCCACAGCGTCACCCAGGTGGATGGCTCTTCCCTCTCCTCTGTGAAATCGCGGATGGGCGGAAAGGTCAACCGGAACTCCAAGACCGGAGTAAACGGCGTTGTAAAAAGGCCGAACGGGCGGTACTTTGCCTATATCAACTTCAAAAGGAAACAAATTTATCTCGGCCTGTACGAAAGCCTTGACGATGCGATTGCCGCCCGGAAAAAGGCGGAAGCGGCGATTTATGGCGAGTATCTTGACCAGCATGAAGGTTGGGAAGAAGAGCTTGCAAGCCGTCTCGAAGAGCTCAAAAAAGAGAAAAAATAGAAAAACCCCCGATGCTCCAAACGGAACACCGGGGGTTTTATGCGTCTCCCGCATGGTACGCACTGCGAGTAGGCGGGCGGGAGACTGTATCAAATATCCACCCTAATGCGCTTCTTCGAGAGGCCGGGTGGATTTGTTGAGATTATTATACCGCAATCCGTGCAAAAAGAAAACAGCGTAACCGTGATGGCTGGAACCCATCAGGATTACGCTGTAGACTGAGCCATATAGAACTAAACCTCTAAGTAAGATATAATTCTAAAGGCACTTAGCACGTTTATATTATATCACACATCCAGCATTTTTTCAATGCCTTTCAGCCTGTAGCCTATCGCCGTCCGGCTGTAATGTGTCTGCGCTGCAATGTCCGGCAGTGGAAGCCGCTCAACGTACCGCAGTAAGGCTATCTTACGGTCTACCCTCCCAAGCGGTGCGTTTTTGATGGCGGAGGTCATCTGCTGTCGGTCAAGTCCTTGCAGCGCAGTGGGCAGCACTACACGAGCCGCTGCCACGGGCAGCACCGAGCCAGAAAGGCTGCGGAAGCTGCCCAGCGTTGCGCACCATATTGCCAAGCACGGCAAAATGGTATATTTTCGTGAGGTCAAGAAAACGTGCGCAGACCATTTTCGTGATGTCACGAAATTGCTCTTGTGCGGCGAACATCTCGGTGACGCCACCGAGATGGCGGTATGTAGTGCTTGCCATGATATCCTCCTTACTGCTTTTGCAGCGCTGCTTTCATGCGGTCAAAGAAAAACTGGATTACGGTGCCGATGGTCTCATCGGTGATGGCCCACGAGATAAATCTCCCCCACTTGCTGGCGCTGAGGGCCGTACGGAGCATCTGCGCCACCCACGCCTTGCGTTCTGCGCCTCTCTTGGTGCCCTGAATATCGTGCTCTGCCTGCTCGATCAGGTCGAGCACAGTGCCCTTGACAGCCGCGCCATAGCCCAGCCGGATGCAGCCCAGTGCGTAGAACGCAAAGCCGCCCAGCATGAGCATGAGGGCCACAGGGGCGGGAAGAGCGGTCAAAATGTTATTGATTGTTGCCATGTATTACTCTCCTCTCTCTTTTTCAAGGTCTGAAATGCGGTGGTTTGCCACCTTCATCTGCTCTTCAAGCACCGGGATGCGCTGAGCGAAATTGTTGTGTGTCCGGACTTCCCGGGTCAGCTCTTCCAGCTTGGTTTCGGTCACAGCCTGCTGCTTGTCCAGTTTGGCATCCATGCTCTGGGCGGTGTGGTTGTTAGAGACGACCACGCCGATCAGGCTCAGACCTCCGGTGATAATGGCTACGATGATTGCTTCGCTCATGCGCCCTCCCGAAGACGGGTCAGGCCCTTCTTGCGGATGATACGGGGGTAGTTGATCTCGGTCACGTTGAGGTCCACGTTGCCGGAGATGCCAGGTACGCGGCCTTTGCTGGTGTGCTGGTGGGCATTGTACTTGAAATCCACTTTCGGGGTCTTGCCGGTGTAGTCAGCCAACCATATATCCCACCGCCCGGCAAGCCTTGCCATGTCCAGATGGACGTTGGCGTAGCTCGTGTAGGTGTAGAGCTGGGCGAAGAATCCCATCTTCTCAATCTGTTCCAGATGATAGGCTGCCAGATTGGATAAGTCCCCATAGGGCATCCCGGCAAGACTCGGCGATTCCAGATCCAACGCCACCGGCAGGGTCAGTTCCTTGCCCCGCAGCACCTGCCGCAGTACAGCCAGCTCTTCGTCAGCCAGCTTCTCGCAGGAGGCGTTGGTATAGTAGTACACGCCCACGTCCAGCCCTGCCGCTTTTGCGTTGGCATAGTTGTCCTCGAAGGTGGGGTCGATGTAGGGCATACCGTTGCGGCTCCCTACGGCCCGCAGCATCACACCTTTGTAACCTGCCGCTTTTACCTGCGCCCAGCCCTCCATTTTGATTTTTCCCTGCCACCGGCTCACGTCGAGATAGCGGTAAGGCGGTTCCCCTGCCCACCCGGTCGCGGTGTCCACAGTGGGCACGTCCGGTGCAGGAGCAGGCGCTTCTTTGTCAGCGCTGTCTCCGGCAGCGTGGGAGAGGGCAGAAAAGATATCCCGCAGGAAATTAAGCATTACTTTCCACCTCATAAAATCCCTCCTCCGTCAGCTTTTTCATCACGGCATCCTTGTACCGGTCAGGCACGTTGTCGATGGTAAAAGCGCCGTCAAAGCGGTGCAGCTTGACTTGTGTCACATAGAACAAAACCATAACATCCTCCTTACTGTGCGGCCAGCAGGTCGAGCATAGCCGCTTCCAGAGCAGCAAGGCGCTCTTCTGCGGTGGGCAGCTGTGCCTTTTCCTCTGCTTCCTTGCGAGCTTTTTCCTGTGCAGCCAGCTCTTCGGCGGTGTACAGCACATACCGCTGCACTTCCACCTCTTCGTCATAGGCTTCCCGAGCCGGAACGGCTTTGACATCCACGACTTTCTTTACGTCTTTTCCCCCGTTTGGATATTCACGGATGGTCTCGTAGTGGCTGACCTCTTCCACGCCCGCCACAGCATCGTGATGGACAGTCTGGGTCTCCTGCTTGAGGTAGCCTTTTGTCAAGTCGGGGTTGGCGATTTCTACGCCGTTGCTGTCGATGATCTTCATGTGTGCTCCTTTCAGTTATGCCACTCTGTGCCAGATGTACATGGAGTAGTAGGGGTTTAGAATGTCCATGGGTTGACCACCGCCAGCAGACATCATGCTAAGTTTGTTTGAACCATACAAAGCTGCTCCATCTCGCGTTCCACATGGCCCATACTCCGCGTCACCAGCTTCGCCACTCCATGTTTCAAATACGTGATAATGTGTAGCCAGCTCTGAAACTGTCTGCGTATGTGTTGCACTACCGCCCGTACTCCCTGCCGGGTAGGTATCGGAAGCGCCCATGATAAATCTGCCCTCAATTCGTTCCCATGTGCCGCCGTACAGCTCGGCAGGGCTGGTTGCGTTTTCGCTGATGTACAGACTGCCAACGGGGTGGTCTCGCTCAACTACCGCCGCAAGGACTTGCTGATAGATAGCATAGGCATCAGGGCCAATGCCATTTTTGATTTCTCCTAGTGCCATTGTTTCTCCTTTCAGGCAGTACGAAGCCAAGTGTAAGTAAAGTATGCCGGGGGTTGGACGGTAGTGCTACGACCATAAATGGAATTGGAACGAGAGGCATCAAATCCGAAGGGCGCACCGCCGGAGGGAATACCGACATTTGTTGAGATGCTGTTATAGCTGTCATCTCCAGTGGTTGTGCCGTTTTCGTAGAAAGCTCCTGTTATTTTATTAGCTGAATAGTCGGTAAAGCCATCTCGAAGTGCGGCAGTAAACGTACCTTTAACATTCGGCAAACCTGCCTCTATCGTCGTACCGGCCGGATGTGTATCGCTTGCACCCATTAACACCCTATCTTGCGCAATCTTTTCCCACGTGCCACCGCCAAAAGTTACGGACGGATTTTCCGGGCTGATAGTTTGATAAATACTACCCACAGGATGTGCCGCAAGTAGGAAGTTGGAATAAATGGAGCCGTCACCATAGAATTGGCCACCATACTTGATGGGATACCACCGGGCGGAAATTTCCGCAGTCGGAATGTTGTGTGCACGGATACGGATAGCTCCAGTTCGAGTTTCGGGGTTTACAAGCATAGCTTTACCGGCTACGTCTGCGCTTGCAGGGTCGATGCTGACAGATACCACAGTCGTGGACGTAACGTCTGCTGTAATGTCGATGTAATGCGGGTACTCTGCAACTTCTGTGTCTGTTTGCCACCCCGTGATCGGAATTGAAAGATCATGTGGAACGACGGAGTCTGCTTTGCCTGCCAACGCATCACCGGTGGCCTTTGCGTCTGCGGGGGCGCCGGGGACGGCGAGGGTTTTGTCTGTGCTCACCACAGCCTCCGCCTTTTTAGCTGCTGCCTCAGAGCGGGCCGCGCTGGCCTCGGAGTTTTCGGCGTTGGATGCGGCGTTGCTCTCCGAGGTTGCCGCCGCGCTGGCGCTGCCGGAGGCTGCGGTGGCGGAGTTTGCAGCAGCCCCGGCAGAGCTTGCGGCAGCTTCTTTGCTGGTCTGAGCCGCCTGTTCCGAAGCGGCCGCGTTGCTGGCAGCGGTCTGGGCGGCTTGGGTTGAGTCGGCCACCTGCTGCAAAGCCGCGTCGCGCTCATCGTCCACGGCCTTGACAGCGCCCGTCTGGGCGGTTCCCACGGCCTGGACGGCCTCGGTTTGCTTGGTCGTCACGGCGGTCGTGGCGGTGCTCTGGGCATTCTGCACCGCCTGCACCGCGTCGGTTTTGGTCTGCTCGATGCCCGCCACGGTCTGCTCGGCTTTGTCCGCACTGACTTTGGCGTTGGTGGCATGGCCTTGAGCCTCGTCGGCAAATTGCTTGCAGTACTCAAAGCCTTGGCCGAGGCCGTAGCGGACCTCAACGCCTTTTTTGGCGTTATAAATGCGCTTCAAAACCTCATCAAAGTTGAGTGTAATCATAAGCTAATCACTCCTGTCGGTGTGTCGTAGATGGTATCGGTCTCAAAGTCAAAGGTATCCCACAACCAGTCCGCGCCCGCGTCGGCGGTAACGTTGCGCTTGTAGGGGTTGCAGGTACCCTCGATGCTGAAGGTGATCTCCGTGCGCCCGCGCTCCACCACGTCCACCCGCCACAGGCCCAGCCAGTACCATGTGCTGTCCTCATCAAAGATGCAGCGCAACCACTGGCCCTGCAGGGCGTTTTCGAGGGCGCTCTGGATGGTGCTCCACTGGCTCTTTTTGGCCTTGCACAGCAGCTCCATCTTGATGGTGCGCTGCTTGTAGTGCACTTCCCCATCCAAAGCCCTGGACAGGTCTAGGATAAAGTCAGAGCCCGGGACATTGACAAGCATCGTCTCTGGTTCTGCACCGGATATCATAGGGCTGCCCACCTTCAGATAAAGGCCAAGGTCTTTGAGGGTATGGATAATTCCGATCTGTGCGCCCATCAGCATTTGAGCTCACCTCCGCTCTGGATCACGGCCAACTGCTCCGGGGTCAGAGGGCTGTATACCAACTTTTCTCCGTCCCACACATAGTGCGAGCCGCCATCCTCCCAGTCCTCCGGGAACTCATCGAAGACCATGCAGTTGTCTGGGAGAGGGTTCGGGATCACTTCTTCAACGCCCCATCCGCCGCTGTAAATGCGACCATCGGAGCACACTTTGCACATAAATTTACAGCCGGGTACTTTCATCTGTCCTTCACCTCACATAAAACCGTATAGTTCTCGTGGCATACAGAGGGAGTCATTTTGTGTCCACCCGTCAGAGCCGGGGCTTTCCAGGTCGATGCTGAAATTCGTCGGCACTACTGCCGGGGTGTAGTTGTTGCCCGTGACATAGTTCGATGTGCGCTCACGACCGGGTCCGAAAGTGATGCCCCCTGAGTTGACCCGCACCGTCCGCATGTGAGTGGTGTTCCACGGGTAAGTCATGGCGTATTCCACGCCATTGACCGGGATGACCATGGTCACACATCCGGCAGTGCCGCCGCTGGCCCACCATGTGGAGCCTTTCTTGCTGGTATAGGTCAGATACACAGCAGAAAAATCGGCCAGGTCCAGCGGGATTGTCTGTGCTCCAAAAGAGCTGTTGTCCCCAAAGTCCCAGATACGGGCGTTTCGGATGCCGTAGAAGGTAATCTTTCCGGAGTCGATAGTGCAGCTGCCGTTGCCGTCTGTGATGGAAATGCTATCCGACTTGATGTTGACCATGCTGGAACCGGAAAGCACTTTTATGCCCTCGTTGGTGATTTGTACCCGTTTGTTTGGCAGCTGGTCATGCCGGACGATAAGGCCGTTTTCCGGGGTAAACTCCAAAAAGTTGGTAGCCGTTTTGGCTGCTTCACCAGCTTTTTTGTCCACCTCGTCCACTCTTTTGTCGTTAGACTTCTGGTACTTGAAAAGCTGGTTAAGGGTGCTCTGCTGATATTTTTCAGCGGATGCCGTATCCTCATCCAGCAGGTTGGTGCGGCCCAGGTTGGCCACCTGCCGGTCGGTCAAAGTCTGCCGGGTCATGCCGAAGGTATACTCCTTTTTGTCCGGCTGATCCAGCGGTTCCACCAGCTTTGTGCACAGCATGATGACATCGATACTGTGGGGCTTGCTGATAATGTGGGCATAGCTGGCAAAAGTCAGCCTGTCCTTGTCATAGCCCGCATCTCGCAGATCCACAGCCTTGACGGTGTAGCTCGTCACCATCAAGCTGTTTTTCTGAAGATCCTGCACGCCTGCAGCAAAGGTGTCGTTGTCGCTGTCGGTGTCATACTCGCCCAGGGCTGACACGATGCCAAACTTCTGGGCCGCTGCATCATTCTGGATCCATCCGCAGTCGCCGTCACTGCTGTCCAGCCGGTACGAATACCCTTTTGGCAGATACTTATTGACGGTCGCCGCGTCCGTTCCAGAAATGCCATAGCGCTCTTCATGGCTTTCTGTGTACTTTTCACCCCACCACAAAAATTTCCACTTCCACTTTGTCTCCTCGACCGTGTGCTTGCTTCCCATGGGATACACACGGGTAAAAAGACTGTTGGTATCGGTTTTTTCTGTGAAATCCAGCAGGTTTACGCCATACTCAATGGTTTGGTTGACCAAACGGTCGGCTTCAAAGGCCTGATCGCAATAGTTGAGCACGTTGTTGCCCGTGGCGGGGTTGTAGGTGCAGTAGGCATAGCCGCCGTACACCTTGAGCACCATCTTGTCGATGATATCCCAGGTACTGCCGTAGTCTTCGCCCACACCGTAGCTGTCCCGGTCTCCATAGTGCACAACAAGATCACCCAGTGCCGCGGTGACAGTGCCCAGCTCGAAGCGCTTCATTTTCATGTTGCCGCACTGCTGGTTGTGGGCATCGATGAGGTGCTGCAAAAACTGCGCCAGCTTTCCCTCGTAGTTAAAAGGGGTGATTGCGCTGTCATTGAAGTAAGACAAAGCGCCCTCGCAGTATATGACGCGCCGGTTGTACCAGTCTGCCTCATGGCTCAGGACACGCCCGCGCCAGATCTCTTTATCGTCCTGTTCAACGGTGATGCAGGTGGACATCTTTTGCAGGCTCTCATACTGCTCATGGTCGCGCGTCATGGTAAAAGAAAGGCTGCCGCCCTTGCTGACCTCTCGGGTCAGCTTGGGAGACAGCACAAGGGCATTGCGGTTATTGGGAGCGTAGATCAGGCGCTTGTCGGTGGGGTTGCCAAAGGGATATGCAAAAATTTTGTACAAATTTTAATTTCCCCTTTCTGCCAGCGTGGCCAGATGGCCCAGCTGTGCATCAATAGAAGGTGCCAGTGCGCCCACCAGCGTTCCATCATCCAGCTTAATGACAGTGTTTGCCGTCTGGGGAAGGTACTGCTGCACCACGTTGTACAGCGCGTCCACGGACTGCTGCATTTTCTGCTGGTAGGACGAAAGCCGCCCGTTTGCCGGGCTTTCGCCGAACGCATAGCCGTCGGTGCGGAAATCGTACCCGGCAAAGCTGCGCTGGCTGCCGTACCAGTAAGCGTCCTGGATGTCCTTGTAGGAAAGCGTCGTGCTCTTGCTGTCAGTGCTTTCCTTTTTGCCGTTTTTACTGCCCAGCCATGCGGCCAGACCGATACCGCCCGCCACAGCAGCCACGCCCAGGATGGCAGCCAGCACAGGGTTGGATGCCACAAGCGAGACGATTTTGCCCAGACTGCCCACCACGCTGGTGGCCATGCTCTGCACTCTGGTAGCCACGCTGGCGATTTTAGCCCCCGCGCCGCCGGAGCCGCCCAGACCTTCCAGAATCTTGTTAAAGCTCTCGATTTTTGTCCCGGCCTCCGTCACGCCCTCGGCGATGCAGTTGGTAAAGAGGGCCTTGATGCTCTCATACGCCGCCTTGGCTCCGCCGCCGCTGTAGCTCTCGTTGATGGCCGTCAGCGCATCCACCGCCCACTTGGAGATGATCTCGCGCTGTTCTTGCGAGACCTCGCCCCAGATGAGCTTTGCTACGTCTGTAGCCAGCCCGGCCCAGTTGCGGTTTTTCAGGTCGGTGAACGCGTTTTGCAGGCGGCCAAAGATGCCGTTTGACCACTGCTTCTGCGCATTGCTGAGGTTCTGGTCAATGCGGCTTTGCAGCTCCGTCACGGACAAAACCACATCGTCACAGGTCTTTTGCGTGGTCGTGGTCACTTTTCCGGCCGCATCGGTCACTTTCTTTGTGACCGATTTGATGGTCTTCTCCGTGCCGTCCACCACTTCTTTCCAAGAGTCCGTGATGGTCTCCACGGTCTCCTTTGTGGTGCCCTTGAGCTTTTTGGTGGTGCCGTCGTAGACGTTGTAGGTATTGTCGGCAGTCTCCACCACGCGCTGGATGTTACCCACGATGTTGCCCGTTCCGGCAAGGATCTGCTTCGACGTTTCGGTGACGGTATCTGCCAGCTTTTTGGTGTCAGCAGCCGCTTTGGCGGTAGATTTTTTGCTTTTTCCCCCGCCGCCGCCCGATGCAGTGATACTGCTTCCGCCATTTCCGGCGGCTGCAGCCGCTTTTGCCTGCCGTTCCGTCCAGCTTTCGTTGTAGATGCCTTTTCCTTTTTTTGCGTCCTGCCGTCGGCGGTCGTAGTTGCTCTGGCTGTTTTTGTCAGAGCGGTACTGCTTGTATCCTTCGTCGCTGTTCTCGTACCCCGCGTAAGCATTCTTCCCGAGGGCTTTGTTGAGCTTGAAGCTCAATTTATCGAGAACGCCGATTCCGGCAGAGCCAAGCTCGCCAAATTTCTTGATGACGGAGTTGATGGGGTTGTTCAGTTCCAGAATGGCCTCGCCGAGCCCCTTCCAACCGTCCGTCTTGTAAGCATCGATGGCCGCCACGGTCATATCGTTGAGGTTGGAGATTACCACACCGATTCCGCTGCTGAGGTCGCCCGTCATGAGCCCGGCCAGCTGACTCACGTTGTCCTTCAGGGTAGAAACGCGGCCATTCATGGTCTGGCTCTGGGTGTTCATGGCGTTGTAGTAGCGCCCGCCCTCTTCGCTGGCGGCGATAAGGGCCTCAGATAGCAGGTCATAGCTGATGGTCATGTTCTGGACTTCCTGCACCGTTTTCCCGGTGTAGTCAGCCAGCACCTGATAAACGTTGATGCCTGCATAGGCAAACTGCTTGATGTCGATTGCGGACGCTTTGCCCACATTGGCGATCTGCTGCAGATTAGCTGCCATGCGGGAAAGCTCCGCGTTGCCTCCGCCCGTGGCGGAAACAGCATCGCCCAGCGCCATGATGACCTTGCGGGAGTATCCCGCATTTTCGCCCGCGCTGATCAGCAGCTGGTTTGCCTGCGTCAGCGAATCCACACTGAACGGGGTGCGTGCTGCATCTTCCTGAATGGCTTGCATGGCCGCATTGGCCGCTTCTGCATCGCCCAGCATATTGGTCAGGCCCACGCGGTAACTCTCGATTTGGGCGTTGTACTCGATGCCCATAGACACAAACTGCTTTGCGCCGCTGAGGGCCGCGCCAGCAAGCGTGGAGATGGCAGAAGCCAGAAGCTGCGATTTTGTCAGCGCCGCCGTCAGCCCGCTTCCCGTACTGCTGGCCGACTTGCCGAAGGAGTCCATGCCGTTGTTTGCGGATTTCAGGGCGGAGGCGGTTGTCTTGAGTTGCGCCTCAGCTGCTGCAAGCTGATTTTTCAGCTCTTTGGTCTCAGCTGAGGTCTTGCCCGTCTTGGCGGCAGATTCGTTATACTGCTTGGTCAGTTCCAGAACGCTTTTTGCGGCCTTGCTGTACTCGCTGGAAAGCGCCGTCACGGTCTTTTTGGTCTCGCTCTGGACGTTGTTGATGCCCCGCTCATACGCGGACGTGTCCAGCCCAAGAGTGGCCATCAATTCAAAAAGTTTCAGGGCGTATCACCTCCGTTCAGCCCGGCCAGAATACGGGCCTTGATTTCCTCTGCGCTCTGCTGGGGCCGGGCGGGAGTATTAAAGTCGGGTAGGGTGTCCACCCACCGACACTCCATGCCCACAAGGCCAGCCAGAGCGTCCGTGATGTAGGCGCGGTAGCTCTTCTCGTAAGCTTCCTGCTGCATCGCATTGACGCAATGCTGGGCAATGTAGGGCTTGCCAATGGCTTTCAGCATATCCAGCCGAATGGATGAGATCAGCCGCCGATATCGGTCTGAGCCAACCTCACCAACGAGGATAAAAAATCCAGCACATCCCGGTCGTTGATGGTCTCCGTGATGACGCGCAGGGTTTTGAAGGGAGTCATCTTTTCGGGGTTGCCGTCCTTGTCTGTTTCCAGCTCATACAGCAAAGGCAGCAGCTCCGCTGTGTTCTGAGCATTGTCGAACAGCAGCTTTTTTGCCATTGCCTTGATGTTCTTGCGGCCCTGGGCTTCTTTCTTTGCCTTGAGCTCATCGGGGGTTTCACTGCCCGTGAGGATGGGGCCGACTTTGCGCAGCTCCATCACCTGCGTCTCGGTCAGCAGGGTGGCCACCTTGTCCGCGATCATGTAACAGTGGCGCAGAAATTCTGTTTCGTCCATCTGGTTGAGAGTTTTCATTGTTCCACTCCTTATGCTGCCGCGTCTTCGCTTACAAAGAACTCCATTGGGACGGTCTCGTCGCCCATGCGGACACAGCCCGTCAGGGTGACGGAAACATTGCCCTTGCCCTTGTCGGTTGTCTTGAGAGACAGGCCGCCCGTGCTGATTGCGTTGTCAAGCCGAACAGCCACATAACCGCCACCGATGAGGTCGCCCACAAACCAAATGGTTTTGAAGTCGCCCGTGGTCTTGTCGGTTTTGAACGTCATGCGGGGTGTTACCTTGCCCCCGGCCACGTCCGCTGCGCCCAGCGCCATGCGGATGACCTCTGCGGAGGTATTCAGCGCGGTGAAGGCCAGCGTGCAGTCGTAGTCCTCAATTTCCATGAGCTCCACGGTGTTCTTCTGGCAGTTGTCCACATCTTCGCCCAGGTCGGTGATGTTGGGGGTGCAGGTGGCGGTGATGCCGCCAGTGGTTGCGCAGATGATGTCGGCATCAGCGACGGCGGTCTTGCCCTCAGTGTCGAACTTGTTCAGCACAAGGCCCGCGTTGATCTGCATGGACTTGAATGCTTCTGCGGAAATTTTGGTAAATTTTCTTCCCATAATTCTCCTTACTCGCATAGCTGCGTGATCTCAAAATTCAGGTACTCGCACAAATAGCCCTCGGGCGGGTTGTCCATCGGCTGGGCCCACGGGGTGCCTTTGCGCAAAAGAATAGCGCCGCCCTCGCACGGCACGGTCAAACCGCCTGCAAGGGCTGCGCTAATTTGGTCTTCTGTCTGTAAGATGGGTAAACGCCCTGCGCTGCTTGGATACCACAAGCGGCCATGAAACGACGCTTCCTCGTTCCAGCCGCCGGGGACGGCGGGCTTGTAGGTCAGGTAGGGCAGGGAAGCGGCGGGCGGGATGTTGTCTTCCAGATAGCCCGGGATGCCAAATCCGTTGAAAAAAGCGTTCAGTGCCCGGTTGATGCTCTCAGACGGTCCCATTACGGCAGCACCGCCTTTTTGCACTTGACGGCCCGCAGCCCCATGCCGGATTCCGGCGGGGCTTTGGCTTCGTCTGCTGTGCTGGTGATCTGGAAGGTCTGGCCGTCGCGCACACGCTTGATGTAGTCCGGGAAGGCCAGCGGCACGCCTGTGTTGACCAGCAGGGTATAGGTGGAGGCGGTGTCAGCCTGCTCCGCCACCTGAGCTTCCACGGTAGTGTCGTGGCGCTCAACGGCCTCAAACTCGGGGCCGTCCTTCCAGCCGGACACAAAGCCGCCCACGCCGTCCGGCTCATAGCTGCGGGTCTGAAAACGGTATTTTTGGGTAAAGCTCTGCATCACGGTGGATGCAGTGAACGCGTTGACCATGTCACATCTTCCTCCACTGATTGATCTCGGATTTATAGCGGGTTTTGCCGTCGGCGGGCAGCCCGTCCGCGCCTGTAGCCATTGTGCCGGACCACCCGGCAAAGGACTGGGACACATACACGCCGCCGGACGGGAGCGCCTTGTCGTATGCGTCGATTTTTTCAGCCAGCGCCACGAAGTCAGGCGGCACGCGCATGGGCTGCACCGTCCCGGTGAAGGTCTCGGCGGTCAGATCGCCGTCCCCGGCCTTGTGCACGCCGTCATTGAAGATAGATCCGCACACGAGGAAATACTGCCCCGGCACTACCCCGGCGGGCACGGTGTCCGGCTCAAAGGCGAACTCCCCGGCAATGGGGTCGTCCGCCCGGTCAAAAAAATTGCGCGTGTAAACGCACAGCTCAGGGACGGTCATTGGATGCCTCCTACTCAAAAGGGGCGATTACTCGCCCGGGGTGATGGTCTGGACAGAGATGCCGTCCAGGTACTCAGCAAACAGGGTCACGCCGGTGATGGCGAAGCTCTCAGAGACGGCGGTGGTGTAGTTGCCCTGGGTGTGGAAGCCGATCAGGTTGCTGGCCTCGCCTGCGGTGGTGTACACCAGCCCAGCCTTGGCGTAATCGCTGTCGGAGGGGTCGACGTAGTACATCACGATGTTGTCCACGGGGGTGGCAATGACCTTGCCCTTTGCGATCTCGCCGTCAGACAGCAGGAAGATGGTGTTGTAACCCATGAAATCCTTGATGTACTGGAAGCCGTACTGGTTCTGGATGGTGATCGGGGCGGTGCCCAGATACTCCGCCACGTCCAGGACGTTGGCAAAGCCCACAACGCCGGTGACGGTGCGGTGCATGTTCTTGAACTTGTTCTCCACGCTGCCCTTTGCCATGGCCAGAGCCATCTGGAAGGTCTTGGGGGTGCCCTTCAGGCTGCCGGTGTTCAGGTATTTGTAGAACCTGTCCGTGACCTTTGCGGTCAGGTCGAACAGGAACTCGTCATCGGTCTTCTGCACGGCCACATCATAGCCATAGTTCTGGATTGCCTCCAGGGAGACGGCCTTGGCGTACTTTTCGATTGTGATCTTGCCGTAGTCCTTCTCCTTGACGGTGTACTGGCTGTAGGGGATCTCCTCGCCCTCTGCCACGGTTCCGCTCTGCAGGGTGCCCTGGGCGTACTTGCTCTTCAGCACGGTGCCGGGCTGCATCCGGATGGGACGCATGATGCCCATGATCTCACGCAGGTGCTCCCAGTTGTGCTGGAAGCGTGTCACAAAGTCGATTTCCCGGGGGTTGACGGTGATCTCGGTAGTGGTGATCAGATTGGTCTTTGCTGCCATGTGTTAGTCCTTTCCGCCGCCTGTAAACAGGTCGGCATTTGCTGCAATGGCCGCCTGGCGCTCGCCAGCGTCCTTGATTGCAAAAATTTGGTCTTTGGTCATTTTGGAGCCGGTGTTGGTGGGCGGGGTGTCCACCTTTGCGCCGGTGGTGGTCGTAGTGCCTACGAAGTCGCTCCAATCAGCTTTCAGGCTGTCAGCGTGCTTCTTGGCGTCCTTGACCTCGCCTTTATCGTCCAGCTCCAGCTTGTCGATATCCTCGCCGGACAGCCGCACAACGCGGTCTGCGTACTTATCCAGCACCCCGGCGGACTTCAGCAGCTCCCGGAACTTGGCTTCCTTGGCTGCGTGGGTGTCTTTCTGGGTCTGCTGGGCCTTGTAGTCGTTCAGCGCCTTTTCTGCGGCTTCCTTGCCGCTGTTGGCTGCATCCCGGTCCTTTTCGGCTTTGGCGAGGGCTGCGTTCTTCTCATCGAGCTGGTTCTGCAAAGTGTCCGTTTCCTCATGCAGCACGTCCAGAATTTTCTTGAGCTTGCCGCTGGTGTCAGTCGTTTCATCTTCCAGAATCGCCCGGAGAGTCTTTCGTTCGAGTGCCATGTGATAGTCCTTTCCGCCCTTGCTCGGGCTGCCATGCTTGGCAATAAGGTTTTATTTGCCGGACGTGCTGCCGGTGTGGTGCCGCTTGCAGGAATCGAACCCGCGTCCGCTGGTTACAAATCAGCAGCTCTACCATTGAGCGAAAACGGCATAAAAAAGCGGCTGACGCTGTGCGCCAACCGCTGAGTATTAATTTGATTTCTGAGAATCTACAATAATAACGCGATTCCCTTTTCCATACGCATTATCGCAAAGTTCCTGAAGATGTTCTCTTGCTTTCTGCATTTCAACAAAAAGAATCCGTTCTTTTGTCTCCTGCTGGTAATATGGAGAAAGGTCAACGCGTGGGTTGCTGTTCTGTTCAAACATTTCTTGAAGTTTTTTGAGGTCTTCAAACGTAAGTCCTTCAACCATAGCGGTGTAAACAATGTTATCCATGTTTTTTATCCACCTTTTCAAAAAGCTCGTCCAACGCTTCTTTTGCAAACTTTTCTTCTTTTGCGGCTGCAATCTCCGCAAATTTGTTCATTGTATGAAGATATGCACTCACAATTTCCAGTTCTTCCTTTGAAAGGTGCTCTCTAAGAACCTTATCCACTTTTACGGCGACTTTATAGGTTTCTTCATCGTCATAGTCGTAAATGCTCATGTTTAATCCTCCTTGTTCGCTTCTTCCACTGCGATCTCTCGAAGCTCATCAATGTGATCCTCCACCGCCGGGCGGAGGAATCCTTTGCCCTCGTTGGCTGCTCTCATACCCCGGGTAAAGTGCCACTTGCCGTTGAAGTCTTTCCAGACCCACGGCGTTTTACGCCCGTTGCCGTTTGTTGCGTGTACGCCCGTGCCAAGCTCAACGTAGACGCTGTAAAAGAGATTCGACCCGATGGCCACGGTCTTTTTTGCGAGGTCTACGGCGTAGGTCAGGGACGCTTTCAGCGCACCGCCCACGTAGCCCTCAATGCCCGTTCTGTCTGCCGTGCCGGTTGGCACAAGCAGCTGGGCGTAGTCCTGCACCGTCATGCCCCAGATGGTCAGCACCCGCTCCGCCCATGAGTCCAGAGCCTCAAGCAGCCGCGGGGTGTTGTCGGTGAATTTGATGTCGTAGTTAAAGTTCACGGCTTATCCCTCGGTTCTCGCTTTTTCTTTAAGATGCGACCGCACTCAGGGCAGAAATTCAGCGGCCCGGCCCGGTGAGTAATAACGCCGCGCACGCCCATGTGTTTCCGGTGCTTTTTGGTGATGAGGCTTACTTGGTAGGTGGTATATAAATCAGGATCATCTTTTGGCTCGTGTTCTTTCCACCACTTGAGCCGCTCGCAAAATTTGCAAGGCTTCTTCTCATCCATGCTTTGCAGCCTCCTTTCTGCGTTTTCTCTCTTCCGCCCACCACATTTGCTCTTTCTCTTTGCCGCCCTTGGATTTATACCACTCGGTGTAATCCATGACGGGGGCGGTCTCTTTGGTCACATTGTCCCTCTGCATGGCGTTCTGCCGGGGATACTTGCCCAAGGCAGAGGACAACACACAGCGGCAGTGGTAGACCATCTCCGGCGCTGCGTTGGGGTCGCCGGGTCGCTGAATTTCGTAACCCATGACCTTGAACGGCTCGTCAAGCTCTGCTGTCTGCTGGTCAAGCAGGCGGTGCATTTCACGGGTGCGGTAGTCGTGGGTAGAGTTCCAGCGCTTTTTGACCTCGATGCCCAAAACCTGGGCGTTTCGCATCTGCTGCAAGGCCCCGGCGTTCTGGGCGCTGGTAAGGGCCGTGATGGCGTTGTTCATGGCCCAGTGGATCTCTGTATCAGCCATGCCGTTGACGGCCTGCACGGCGATGTCGTGGACGCTCTTGCCCTGCACGATGCCCTGCATGACGTAGCGATTGAACACTCGGGCATCATAGGTGCGGTTGCTCTCGCTCTTGATGCGCTTGTTGGGCACCATGCGGGGGTTCTCCTTCAGCATGAGCTTGACCGCTTCGGTGTTGTACAGGGTCAGTCCGAACGTAACGCCTGCGGCCTGTTCCAGCTCGTAGAAAGCCCAATTTGCGCCAAAGGAAAAGATATTGTATTGCTCATCCCGGGCCAGCTTGTAGGCCGTCTCTTGGGCTGTGGTGCAAGTCTGGGTGATGCCGTCCAGCTTGGCGCGCATCAAATCGGACTGAAAGACCTGATTTTGCAGCCAGATGCGGTAATCCTCTTCGGTGATCTCGCCTGCATCCAGCTGCGCCCGCTTGCGCTCGTCCAGCGCTTTGTACTTGGCCAGAAACTCGGTAAGCTGCTCGGTCATTTCCCGGCGGGCAGTGCCGTACACCCGGAGGATACGGCGGCGCAGGCGGTTCAGCTGGCGGGTAGAGATGCGGTCACGGTCGGATAAGTCCATTTAGTTTGTTCCCCAATAACCGATTACAAAGGAAATTGCAAAAACAACTATCAAACAGATTACTTTCGCCCCGTTTTCAGTAATTATCATTGTCGTCCTCCTTTTCTTTGTTGTCGTTAATGGTCTCCCGTGTTGCGCTCTCAGCCATCAGCGCGGCCTTGGCCTGCTCCTTTTGTTCCGGGGTCAGGTTGGGCAGCAGGTCAATGGCCATGTCCTGCCCGATGATGGCGGCCTCGGAAATCACCATGCTGACCTGCTCAGCTGTGTTGGTGATCTTGCTGCGGTTGAATGTCGGCATAGCGTTTTCAAAGCCAGCCAGTGCGCAGATCTGCCGGATGAACGGCTTGACCTGCGCCTCGAAGTCGTCCGCGTTCTGGTTCAGCGGTTCATAGGCCGCATCCAGATGGTCGTTGGTGCTGTCCGCGCTGACGCAATGCACGTCCAGCCCGCCGAAGTCCTCATACACCCTGGTGTGGAGCAGCTCCAACAGAGCCTGCCGGGCCGTCACGGGGATCTCGTTGGTGTAGGGGGTGATCTTGCCGCCCTCGCTGGTGTCTGCGCCTGCAATGTGGTACAGATTCAGCTTGACAAGGAACTCCTGCAGTTCGTCATCGGTCATGCCGTTGAAGTTCTCGCACAGCCAGTAGATCTGCGAAAAGTCCTGCAGGTCATTGCAGAAGCCGGACATCACCAGATCGGTGTTGTCAATGTAGGCTTTCAAGCCCACAAGCGTGCTCTGGTGCAGGTCGGAGCCCCACAGCGGCACAATGGGAAGAGCGCTGTAGTTTTCGCCCTCTACGCTTTCCAGCCCGCCGCCGGGTGTGGTGACGGTCACGCTCTTGTATGCCTGCTTCGGCGTTGTCTCTTGCATCACATTGCCGATTTTGCTTTCTGTGTACTCAGTGAAGCCGTCCAGCTCGTACAGGATATAGTGCATATCTGTGTCCGGGTTCAGCCGCCAGAAGCGCACACCCGCCTGCAAAAGGCTTGTTTTTTCATCGTACAGGGGCGCAAACTCGGTCAGCTTGAACACCACAAGATGGTCGCTGTTCCAGAATCCGAAGCTCTCGCCGTGGATCAGGGCGAAATATCCGGCCTTCTGGATCTGCTCATCAAAGTTCTGCCCCAGTCTGTCCTTGTCCACGCCCTCGTCTGCAAAGACCACACCGTTGCCGAGGGAGTAGGTCGCCCGCTGCTTGTTGAGCCGCCGGAAAAGATTGCTCTTGACCATATCGGGGTGTGGGGTGTCCTGCTTGGTGTTTTTGGATAGGCGCTTCAGCATCAAAGCGTAAGCCTGCGCAAAGCGTTCAGCCCCCGGGTTTTTCTGGGCATCGTACAGGTCTGCGTCCAGAGCCATCTTGTAGGGCTTGGAAGCGCAGTGCTGCTGCACGAACCGCCGGATGAAATCAGGCTGTTCCCCGGCGGCTTGCGCCTGCTGAAAGGTCTGGAATGTGTATACAGTGCTCAAAATCAATCCCTCAGTTTCACAAGGCGCTTTGTGCGCACGAAATAGCGGATAGCGTCCATGCAGTGGTCGTTGACCTTTAGAACGGTGTCGTCTTTATCTGGATCCCAAGCGTACACGCCGAACTCTTCCAGCGTGTGCTTGCAGTCTTTGTAGATCTTCAATCGCCCGGTCTGCAGCATGGTCTGCACGTCCAGAATGCCGCTCAGAACGTCGTTGTTTGCAGGGGTCTGTGTGAATCCGTTCTTGCGCAGTTCTGTAATCAGGGGCAGGGCGGAGGGGTCCACAATGATCCTCTCCGGCTTGAGACCATTCAGCCACGCCTTGAGGTCTGTGACGTACTCGCCCACGGTCTTTTGCCGCTTCTGTTCGCGGCCGCTGTAGTAATACTCCCGGGTTACGATCCAGCAGTCTGCATCTGCCTGCTTCTGGAGCAGTAAAAAAACCGTTGCGTTCTGGGTGCCAAAGTCGCACGCCACATAGGCGCTCTTTGGTGACAGCTCCGGCAGCTCATCAACGACGTGCTTCTTGCGGTCGAACATGTCATATACAAGGCCCTCGGCCACCGTCCACAGGCCCAGAATGTAGCGCTGATAGAAAACGCCGCTGTACTGGCTGCGGTATCTGGCCTTGATGTCCTCGGAAAGCGAAAGGTTGTCGTCCATCGTGAAATGGAGATACATCATCTTGCGGGAACGGCACTTGCGCACCCACTCGAGATAAAACCAGTGCTGTGGGCCGCAAGGGTTGCAGTTGAACCAGAACTTTGACCCGGTGACAGAGCAGCGGGCTGTGGCCTGATTGACGAAGCTTTGCGGCATCAGGGCCACCTCGTCGAAGAATGCCCCGGCAAGGGTGATGCCCTGGATCAGGTCCTGGCTGCTCTCGTCCTTGCCGCCGAAAAAGTAAAACTCGTTGGTTCTGCCGCCCTTGCTGACGGTCATGCAGTTTTCTGCCCGATGCTCCTTGACGCTGTAGCCGCGGGCCGCAAGCTGCTGTTTGAGCGTCCCCAGCCCGTTGCGCCGGAAGCTGGCAATGGTCTTTCCGCACATGGCAAACTGCTGGCCGCTGTAGCAGGTCATAGCCCACTGGACAAAAGAAAAGCTCATGGCAAAGGTCTTGCCCGATCGGATAGCGCCATCGGCAATGATGCCGTTGTATCCGCTGTATGCGCTCTGCGGTGTCCACCAGCTCAAGACCTGCTTTTGCCGCTGGCTGAGGGCTTTCCATCGAAAACCGTTACTTTTCCGCATTGTCGTCCTCTTCCTCCGGAAGCATCTCCACGTCATCCGGCGGGCTGATGTCTGCGGCAGCGCTCAGGGCCTCAAGCAGGCCATCGTCCGGGGCTTCTATGCCGCTCTGGTCTCCCAGCATAGCGAACTTGTCCACGATGGTCCCAAACGCCGTGGACAGCTGCGGCAGCGTTGCCTCTGCGATCTTGTCCGGGTCTGCCATCGCTTTCAGGTAAAGCCCGAGAAGATCCTGCGCTTCCTCGCGCTTGCTGCCTAAGTAGGAAAGCATGTCCTGCGTGTTCTGCTCTTTTTTTAAAGCGCACAAATCCGCACACTTGGGATTATCTTTCACGATTTTCCGCACGGTGCTTTCTGCCACGTCGTTCAGCTTCGCGGTTCTGGCGTAGCTCTGCAACTGCACATAGTCAGCAACGATCTTCTTTTTTTGCCTGTCTGTCAGCCGCTTCGCGCTCACCGACACCACCTCTCATGTAAATGAATTTTTATACCGCTCCGCAAACCGTTCTTGCACAAACAGCTTTTCAATATCGGACCCGCCTTTATTTCCAGTGCCCATAGAGGATTGCTTTTTTATGCTTGCAACCTCTACGCACCCGCTTGGCGCTTCATACTCGCTGATAACAACCATAAACGGAGTTTCGGCAATCCACTTTTCAAACGATTCATGGTCAAAATCGCATTTGTATCCCGTGCAGTTCGTTCGTTTGTATGGGGGGTCTGCGTACACAACTGCATTTGACGAAATTTGTACGTCTCTGTAATCCCTTTGCAGACCTTCAAGATTTTGTAGGCGTTCAAGATTTTGTAGGCGTTCAAGATTCTCTAGCCTTGCAAGGTGTTCTAAATCATAGAGCCTTTTATGTTTCGCTCGACTTCCAAACCACTGTGAATAAAGCCTTTTGTATTCCTTGTTATTCGACTTAATGTCTTTTGAGCTACCGTCCGAGTTGATTCCGAACTCACGCAAAAGGGACGTATCGCCAAACACTCTTGCATAATGCAAAGCCTTTTTCCATGGTTCAATCTCTTTTGAATAGAGATAATCCCTGCGGTTGTTGCCAAAGCTCCAACAGAGCGAAACGTAAGGGTCAGAATCTTTCAAACGATGAAAATCCTCACGGCTAATCCAACGCTTTTCGTTGGCATACTTGCCGTGAACAGCGTCCATGAACAACTGTGGACCATCGCCGATGTCATTCGCAACAATGTGGTTCCATTTGCCAGACAGCAATGCAGCGTGTGTGACTGAGCAACCGCCAGCAAACAGGTCAATTAGCGTGTCGCCAGCAGGAAGATTAGAGACAACCCACTGTGCGATTTTGTTCTTACTGCCACGATACGGCACACCATATCTCACGGAAGGCTCCCTCCTTTCCTGCAAAAGAAAAACCGCTCGGAAATCCGAACGGTCAAAATATCGAATGTGCCGCCAGCTGGATTTGAACCAGCACCCACGGAATGGATGTGCGCAGCGGTTGGCTGTGCAGTGATGTTCCCGTGGTGTCACCAGCGTTGTCCCGCCTTAAATGGGCGGCGCTCTCCCAGTTGAGCTATGACGGCATATAAGCAGCAACGCCGTAATCTGCTTTTACCGGACAGTAAGACGTTGCCGCTGCATCTGGAACTTTCGCGGCCAGATGCTCCGCTATTGCGCCGCCCCCTCTAGGGTACGCAAATGGCATTCCCGGCAGGGCCCGAGCCTGCAGCCTTTGGTTTTGGAGACCAACGCTCTACCAATTGAGCTACGGGAATATAAAAAGCCCATCGCTGTGCTGGTCAGACACAGTTCAGGGCGCAGGGATTGGACGCACACACCGGCGGGTCCAACATCATAACCCGCTTTTGGCGTTCCGGGGCCTCCGGCATAAGAAATGCGTGTTAAGCAAAGCTATCATCTAGGAGGATGAAAACAGAAAGAGATGTTCCGCGCATGGGAAACGCAGCAGCTCCCGGTGGTTTATGAGGCCATGCGTCCACTTCTGCCTACGGGGTCGGCAGGCTTTCAAGCGCCGTTCCGCTTCGCGCGGTTGCGCTTGTAATAAGCATACTCGCAAGGCATGGTAACGGCAATGTATGCTCGTGTCGAAAATTCAGTGCTTTGCTTTGTGCATTTTGCACATCATGCCCTATCCCTCGTAATATCGGGCCAGATTTCAGCCAGCGCTTCCAGCCCGTTCTTCAGGCCATTGGCAACGGTTTTCACCGACACATCGTATTCTTCGGCGACGTTGTCGTAGGTTTTGAGCTTGAAATAGCCGTATTTGCCTGTTGTTTCGCAGTCGATGTAATAGCTGCGCAGGTAGTCCGCAATGCGGATGCTGTACCCGTCTTCGGCATATACGATGCAGAAAACGCGGGTGATGGCCTCCATGCGGCGCTTAACCAGTTCCGTTTCCATGTTGTTCAGCTTGCGGATTTCCGCGTCCCTATCGCACACAACTTCCAGAATCTTATTTCCGTTGCCGGATGCCGTCGGCATTCCGTTCAAGTTCTGCGTGATATGCGTTGCAGCGTCCCGCAGGCGGGCGACCTTTTCACGCTGGTTGTGGATGGCTTCAGCAAGGCTGCGGCACCGGCGGAACCACGCCTTTACCTCTGCTGCCGAATCCGGCTTCTTTTCAAGCTCGTCAGCTCTCCACGTTCTAATCCGCTCCATACATTCCCTCACTTTTGCCCATGCGGGCGGTTTACTCGTCCAGCAGCTTCACGTCGGACAGGTTGGTTTGTTTGCTCATGGTATTTCCTCCTCACATAAGGTCTTTGCGGTTGTCGAGCTTCTCGGCGACTGCCTGCTGGATGTCCTCGGGCTTGCCGAATATATCCACGATGCAGGCCAGCGCAATATAAACGCTTGCCGTCTTATCCCGGATACTGTTGCGGATGGCCCGCAGCTCCTCGGTGTCTTTCAGGGCGGTCTTTAACCGCCGATTGTACTTACACACCAAGCGAATCAGGTCGGCCATATCTTCGCAAGCAAGCTCAAGCTGGGAACCCGTACCGCGATTTATTGCCCGCTGGATAGTTTTCAGACCCTCGGGCGGAATAGCCGGAACGCCAGCGTCCTCATACCACTTGAGCTTTTCCCTGAGCGTTGCGTAGGCCCACAGGATGGTATAATGCTCGGCAATCAGGCCGTCGATAGTTTCGGGGCCGTCAAGGAGGTGGTCGTCCAAATCTTCACTTACCGCGTAGTCGTCCCCGTTGATGTCAATATCGCTGCCGTGGGCTTTGATAAGAGTGCGCATATACTCTACCAACGTCCGCTCCGGCTGCCGCATCCAGACCCAGCTATCTTCTCCGACGTCCGTCAAGTTGAGGGCCATCTGGTAGTTGTCCTGCGGATTGTCAGTCGTCAACTTTGGAATTTTCCTGACCATATTATCTCCTCTCCGGGGTTTCGTATGGAACCCCCTCCAAAAAAAGCAGCACTCCCGGCCCGCCGAGCTTCACACGGTAGGCTTCAACGTCCGCCGGGGTGATGTACTTCCGGCCAAACACGTTCTTCATGTCTTCCCAGATCGGCCACGGAATGCGGTAGAACTCCCGGCCATTGAATGAACACAGAACGAACGCGATACCGCCCAGCCGTGATATCCGGCGCAAACAGGCGGCTTGCTCGGCTGATACGCGGTCGGACAACAAACGACCGGTGTCGGTGTGCTTCGCCTCGAAAACGACCGCTCTTCCGCCTGAGAGAACGCCTTTGTAGTCTGGCTGTGCCTGTTTGGTGTAGCAGGCGAGGAATCTGCCGGATCGATCTGCACCACCGAGGGGCTTCATCGGCTCCGGGGTTTTCTCGATGTCTGCCCGCCCGATTGCGCGGTAGTAGTCGCAAGCGGAGCTGATGATGGCCTCAAAACCTGCGCCCTCTGCCCGGCTGCGAGCGCCCATGTAGCTGCGGCGGGCGCTGGCCGCTGTGTTACCCTTCATTGTCAGCCCTCCAATACTCCACGAAGTAGGTCAAGGTGGACTTTCCGCCGCGCTTCTCTTTGCCCATGCGCACGGTGTATCCGTTCATTGCGAGAATGACGGTCAGCGCCTTTCTGTCCTCTACCTTGTCACAGTCAATCTTGTAGTGCTCTGCCATTTCGTCCTCCTTACTCCTTCAGGCAGCTGGCAGGCTGCTGGAGCCACTTCAGCGCCTCTTCTTCCGTGGGTACATGGTCCTCGCACATCTGATTCACGACAATGGGGATAAGGCGCTTGGCCAGCTCCTCATCGTCCATGTCGCAGATGGCATCTGCAATGGTGTCCTCGTTGTGGGGCATGATTTTCATCGACAGTCTGGCCACCGTACCGTCTCGGCGCGTCCACGAACAAATGAGGCTCTGTCCGCCAAACTTTTCCAATGTAGTCAGCATCGTATCGCGAGCCTCTTCCAGAATTTTGTTGTCCATTACCGATACTCCTTTCCAGTCGCCTTGTCCCGCAATGGGATTCGGCCAATGATCTCAAAACCTGCCCACTCGGCCACCTGCCGAAGCAGGGGCACGAGGAGGCTGATTTGCAGCAGCCGGGCGGATTCCTTCTGGTATTCTTCCTTGCGGATGTTCCGCATCGCAGTGCCGGGGGTCGGATCTGCATAATGCTCGGCATTCCGGCTCATGTTGTCATTGCTCATGTTCAAGCTCCATTCTCCAGCAGGTCAAACAGGGTCCATCTTCTCTATGTCATCCGCGAGGCCAGAAATCATATCTGCTCCGCTATTATGAACCTCTCGGAGCAAGAAATTTTGAAACCCTGCCTTCCCCTGAAGTTCATTTGCTTTCTTACGATTTTTTTCTGCCACTTCTCGAAATCCTGCCACAATTGCGTTTGCAGGCAAAAGCTTCAATTCATCCATTCTTCACTGCCTCCGTCCTTACAGGTTCAAACTCATCAAACTCAGGGTAAAAGGCCCGGGCCATGGAGACGGCGATATGTTCCGCCTCGCCTGGGTTCTTCGCTTCCACGATCCAGCAGTGGAGATCTGTGCCGCCCTCGTTTCGGCACTCCACTAAAACTCTGAACTTACCCATTGACTGCCTCCAATCTAGCCGGGTCAGACGTGCCGCGCAGCCGGACGGCCTCCCTCGGCGTTGTCGTAATGTCCTCCCGCGACTGTTTGAGGAACTCCACTCGCCGGTATGTCAGGTCCGGGGTCATGGCCAGCTCCTTCAGGCCGCCGACGCTCCCGGCGTAAGTTTTGGCCGCCGGGGGGAGGCTGTCGTATAGCGCTTGCAGCTCTTCTGTGCCATCGCTACGGATAAGCCCGCCCTTCTCGTCAATGCCGGTCACCATCGGGAAGTTTTTCCAGCTCATGTATTTCTGTGCCTTGCGGGCAGCCTCAGCCAGAACGGACCACTCAGCGTCCGGGTTGATGCCCTGCGTGAGCTGGTCGAAGATGTCGGCCACGGTGACGGGGAACTTGCACATCCTGTTCGCGTCCAGAAAAGCCCGCTTCACCACTTCGCCGGGATAATCCCGGAACTGATACGTCCACACGTCAAGGGTGGTTTCCATTTCCTCATCCGTGAGGGGTTTGCTGCCCAGCTTGTACAGCGTGAAGTTCATCCGTATCAGCTGGGCCGTTTCTTCTTTCGTCATTGCTCAAACCCTCTTTTTCTGTCCATGTTTGCCAGCACTCTGGTCAGCTGATCGTCCACGCTCTCGGTGGGCTTTCTTCCACCGGTAGCGCTGCCGGTCCGTGCCTGCTGCTGGCGGCTCTGGTACTGCTCATCACTTGCAGCTACATCGCCAACCGTCCGAACACCTTCGCGTTGCCAACTGGCTAAGATTCCGTTTATGTAGGCCCACGACCGTTTATTTGCTTCCGCTGCCCGGTCAATTGCCAGCAAGATCAAGTCTGTGCCGAAAGCCTGCCGCCAGCTTTGCAGCTTTTCCAGCGCTGAACGCGGAAAGCTGCCTGCAACTTCCTCGTACCGCTGAATAATCTGGGCGAGGTCTGCATCAGCTGCCGGGGCTTTCTCTTTGCTGTTATTTAAACTATCTCTATTAGGATAGATAACAGTTTCAGTAATAGGTTCAGTTACAGTAGCAGTTACAGATACAGTTGTATCTATACTGTACCGATACTGTATAGATAGGGTATCTGCGCAGTATTTTCTGAACGCATCACTCTTGATGTTTTGCAGCGAATACTCAACGCCCTTCAGGCATTTGGGTGATTTCGACCAGTTGTATTTGTGCCAGTTAAGAAGCAATATCTCTTTCGTTGCCTTGTCATAGCGGATAACGTTGTGAACAGTTTCCATTCGGTGGATAAGTCGGTCTACGGTCTCTTCGTTGTATCCAAGCTCTCTGCTCGCTTGCCGCTTGCCCAGCTCATAGCATCCGCTCAAAGTGGTGTGCGGATTGGTGAGAAGGTAGAGATAAAAGTATTTATCTTCCGGGGTGAAGTCATCGTCCACCTTCGGGTCTGACCAAAAGTTCGGCGAAACGCAACGAAAAATTGCCATCTGCTCACCTCCTTTCTCTCAACGGTGAATCAGAACGGCAAGTCGTCTGTGTCCGAAATCGGGCGGCTATCGTCGTCATATTCGGGCGTAACCGCCGGGGCGGGTTGTTTTGCCGGTTCCGGCTGAGAAGCGCTCTGCGGCGGCTCAGAGCCGGTGTCAAAGGGTGTCTCGTCCTCCACCGGTGCAAAGTCATCGGTTCCTGCCTGTTCGGCCGGCTGCATCATGTCGATTGCTATCTGAACCCAGCTTGCATTGACAAGGCCTCCAACCACAACGCCATCAGCATCGAGATTCCAATAGGTCTTTCCGTTGGATTCGTGGCTTTTCAGCTCCCGACCAAACGCCACGACAAAATCTCCCTTGTGCAGCAGTCCATCCCAGCGGTCCAAATCGCGCCAGATGCAGCACTCCACGAAAACACTGTTCCACTTGCCGGAATCATCCTTGACGCTGTGCGCCTTGACACTCATGCTCAAGAACTGGTTTCCAGTCCGCGTTTCCTTGATTTCCGGGTCGCGGGCCAGCGCTCCGGCCACCATTGCACCAGTGCTCGTCTTGATAATCATTCGCCATCACCGCCAAACGGATCATCGTTGGTGTCGGTGGTTTCGACTGCCAACGGTTCGGGCTGTTCTTTTTTCGGCTTCAGTTTGCGGGGCTGCATAGCGCCGATTTCGGGCTGCTCGTTCTCGACCTCGCGGCAGGATGCTTCTGCATCTACCGGAACCTCGCTCTCATCGTAGAGGCTGCCAAACGTGGCCGGGAAGGATTCGCGCAGCGCGTGGACGAGGGCCACCTTACGAATCATCGTTGCAGGCTTCGTTACCCACAGGGACTTCTTGGTGTCGTATTCGCTCAGCTTCACTTCTTCGTAGAAGGGACGGCTGCGGTCCTTACGGTAGGCTTTAGCCCAGCCGCCGACCAGCTTCTCGTCCTCGTAGACGATGGATCCTTCGCGGTGAATAATCTCGCCAACTTCCGGCACGAGCACGATAACGCCAGCTTCAAATCCGTCATACTGCGGGTGACGCTCGGCCATCTTCATATAGCAGGTCTTGCCCAGCACGATGGTGGACGCGCTGTCGCCGTTCTTATTGTCGTAGTGGATAAGATATGCCTCTTTGGTAAAGGGGTTGAGGTGGTACTGCTTGCAGGTCTCCAAGAAGATGCGGCACTCTGCGAAGGTCGCATCTTTGCAGATGAAGTTCCGCACATCGTCAAAGGTGACGGTCAGATGCTGGCCGTCCATGCTCTCGATTTCGACCGGCTTAGATTCTGCGACCGGCTGCATCGCTTCGCTCTGCTTGACCTGAGCAGCGAAGGAGCGGCTCTGAACTGTGGTAGTGGTATTCGGCGCAGCAGCGCCAGCGCGTGAAGTGAAACCCATTTTTGTTACCTCCTAGAATGTTGAAGATTATTTGATGCTGCCGAAATCGAACCCGCGTTCTTTGGCAGCGCTGCGGAACCATGCAATGTCTTCTTTGGTGAACTCAACCCAGAAGTAATAGCGCTTGCGGGAGGAAGCCTCCTGCGCAGCGGCGAAGCTCTGCATCGCCTCCATGTCCAGACGGCCCTCCGGCGTGATGAATGCGGCAGCTTGCGTTGCTGCGGTGGCTTGCGCCCGCATCTCGCGTTCTTCTGCGGTCGGGGGAACAATTACCGGGGCCGACATCCGCGCCCGCTCTGCCGCTTCTCTGGCGGCCTCTGCGTCCCTCTGTGCTGCGCGGGACTTCTCGCGGCGGGTATGCTCGCGGACGGCCTCGTTCACGCTCAGGTTGCGCAGGTATTCGGTGGTGCAGGGTTCGACATCCTCTCCGCAGTTCTCGCGGATAAAGTCGAGGTCGCTGCGGATGTTCTCGATGGACTGGCACAGGGACTTTTTTGCTTCTGCAATGGCGAACGTCTTGTTCAGCCAGCGGTTGTCCAACAGGCGTTCAAACGGAATGAGAGCTTCCAACTCGCCGATGTTGTCCCGGTAGATCAGGCGCAGGGTAGAAGCCTTTTCTTCCTTTTCGGCGGCCTCCACAGCCTTGACCTGTGCGTCAATCGCTCCGGAAATCTCCTTGCATTTGCCCTGCATCTCCTTGATGCTCCGCTGGAAATCTTCCAGCGGCTTCATGTAGAGCTTCTTCGCTGCCGTGGCAGCAGCTCCAAGCTGCTTATCCCAGCCGTTGACCTTTGCCCGATCCTCCTTGGCGCTCTTGATGCTCTCCGGGGTGTAGACCCGGCCTTTGTAGGCCGCCAGCATCTCGTCAAGGTTCCGTTCAACCTCGTCCTTGTTCCAGCTCATGGACGGAATTGCCGGGCGTTCCACCCGGACGGTCAATTCATTCTCCATCTGTAAAAACCTCCGATTTTGTGATATCATCGGGGTGATGGGGCTTTCAAATTCCATCAACCCTTGCAGCCTGTCGGTGTTGGCGCACCGGCGGGCTTTTTTTCATGCGTCCCTCCGGTTCTGCCGGTACCCCGGTTCCTCGGTGCGGGCGTGGGTGCGGTCAACGCGGCCATAACGGCGGGCGTTCTGCTCACGATCCTGGGCGGCAAAGCCCAGCCGCAGGAACATCACCGCTGCCAGCACAAGGCACAGGGCCGTGGCAAACTGGCCGTCGGAGATGGTGCTGCCCGTCTGTGCACTGCCCTCGATGCCCATGCCGTACAGCAGACTTGCGGCACCGATGGCAGCAGCCAGCCAGTAAAAAACGTCAGATTTGATTCTCATGCGGATTCTCCTTTCTCAAGTGAGGGGAAAAACAGTTCCCCGATCTCATCCTGTCGGATGTCCAGCAGTTCACACATTGCTGTGATCTCTGCGCTTGTCCACGGATTGTGCCCCTGCATCCTGCCGCTCATAGTGTCCCGGCCAATGCCGATGTATCTAGCGATTTCCTGATCGCGGTAGCCGCAGCTGTGGAACCGGCCCCGAAGTTTCCAGTACGGAATCTGCCGGAAAGTGCCCTGTACGACCTTCATCATGCTTCAACCTCTTTTCTTTGATGTGTGCCAACCGTGCAGGCATGGTCAGTGTCTCACTTCTTAGAGCTGCAAAAGCTGCCAAGGAGCCAGAGCGCGATCCACGCCGCCGTTCCGGCGGCCCAGGTGAACGTCCAGTGCATCAATGCGCAGATGGCCCACACGGCGGCGCAAGTAACGCCCCACGAGATGCCCAGAAGGACGGCAAACGCGATGATGATCGCCAGTGCTTCACTCATTGTTCCGCACCCCATTTGCGGCGCTCTCAGCTGCCCGTGCCGCTGAGTCCGCGCACCACTTGCCAGCCGGGGCGGTCTTGCGGGTGTCTTCCTGGGCTGCTGCAGCTTCGTCCTCTTCCAGTAGCTGCTTCAAATCCTCCTGCATCCAGTGGTAAATGCTGGCCTTCTCCGAAGCGTTTTCCTCTTCTTTGGTAGGCGTCTTGCCAAGCATAGTGCGAAATGCACCGCCAGCAACATTAACCATAGCCTGCTGCTCCAACTCGTTGTACTTGCCGATTAGCTTGCAAATTTTATCTCGCATCGTAAATTTCATGTTACGCACCCCTTTCAAACAAGCTGGTCTGGCCGTATTCTTTACTAAATCGCTCCAACCAGTGTTTTTGGCCTTCCGGCGTAAGATACGGCGTCCAAGTCGTTTTCAACGATACCCCATCCGATGCCGTATGGAAATGCGGCTTTGCGGTAAACATCTTTTTGCCAGCTTTTTCTGTGGGACGGTGGTAGTCGTGCGCCTTTTTGTTCTTCACGAGGTATCCGTGGTCTTCAAAATACTTGAACAGGTCTTTTTCTCCCAGCGGAATGCCATTCGGTTTCAGCACGTTTGCCGCAAACTCACGCAAAAGCATGGAGTTTTCCGGGGAAGAATGATAGGCCTTGCCGAATTTTGCCCACGGTTCCATTTCGCTGTTCTCAGCCAAAAGCTGTTTGTTTACGGCCTTGAGCTGGTCGTTCTGCTTCTGGGCGATAAGCACCGCACGGCGCATGACCGCCTCCGGGCTGTTCCACTGAGCTTCAATGGCCAGAAAATATTGCCGGGCCTGCTTGCCACGCTCGTTGCGCTGGATCATGCACAGCTCTTTGGCCATCGGGATGGTGAGCTGGTGGTCGTCAACTGTGCGGCTGACCATCCGCCCGCCCTCATCCTGAACCCGCTCAATTCTGAGCAGGTTGAAGTCCTCGCCCTCGGTAAAGCCGTACTCGCACATCCGGGGAAACCAGTCCTTGTAGGCCGTCTTAATCTCCAAGAAGTCGTGCAGCTCCCGGCCGCTCACCGTGGGACGTTCCGGGTTATCGTAGCTAACGGGAATCAGTGATTTCAGATTGTCCATGTCCTTCCCTCCCATCACGCCACGCCGTTGTTCTCGGTCTGGCGGTCGTTCTTGCGCACCGCGGCCATGCCCATGCCCATCCAGAGCAGGGACAGCTTGTCCTGCGGCTCTAAGCCGTCGAACAGCACGTTGATAAGCGTATCCGCTGCGTGTGCTCCATCTGCCGGGATGCTGTACCGCTCTGCAGCCAGATCGGTGCGGTTCTTCTTTGCCTTTGCCATAAAATCAACTCCTTCTGTGGTTGGCACCCACGACCTTGCCCGGCTGGCTGCCGGGTGGTTTCGACCCTTGCCACAGGGTCATCATCAGGTGGGGTAATCGGGCTCTTTCAGCAGCCCTTCCTGTTCGTCCAGCATCTCCCATGTGATACCGGCCTCCCGAAGCTGTGCACCCATGCGCTTGTCGCTCTGCAAGGCTCCCAGATACCGGCGACGCTTATACTTGACGGTCTTTTCCTTCCATGCCAGGCGCACGTCCGGGTCTGCCTTGAGCTCCGCAATGCGGGCTTCCACCTCTTCGTCCGTCATGGTGTGACGGCGACTCTTGACTTCTTCCATGATTCAGACCTCCTTGGAACTGTTTGAGAATGTGTGTCAGGCGATTCTGAGCTCTGCGTACTTAAGGAAAAGACTTTGCACATAAGCACGGTGCATGGTTGAATGGAACCATTCTTCTGCATTTCGCCCAGAGCGGATAGGCGGCACCCAATTTGCCATGAAGACAGCCGAAGGGTCGTACTCCTCCGGACAGCATTTTATCGTAGCTGCCAGAACTCGTATTACCCGCGCAACGCCGTACTTCATCACCATCTCGTCGGCGTTCAGGCGGTTCATTTCCGCGGCGAGAGCGTGCAGCTTGTCCCGTTCTGCAAACCACTCCGCTCTGTTCTCAGCGGGGATGGTAGCCAGTTGCTTCATAAGTTCTTTATCAAACATTGCGCAGCCCTCCTTACTCTTTGACTTCGCACACGTCTGTCACTTCGTAGACATCCAGACCGTGCCCGGTCTCGTCGATCAACCGCTGCACTGCCACGTTCCGGGCGTCCACCGGGTCATCGGCAAGGACCTCGTAGCAGTCCCAGAACCTATCAGCCGTGTTGTAGACGTACACCTTATAGCGTTTCATGATTCAAACCTCCTTCTCTCAAGCCTGAAATGCCGGGCACACAGTGCCGCGGAAGTGGGTGAGGCGGATCGCGTGCTTCAGCTCCTTCTCGCTCATGCAAGCGGTCTGGAGCTGGCTGACGAACTTGATCGCCCACCACAGGCCCTGCACCGTCTGGCGGTCAAGCACCGCACGGCGCTCGGCGTCGGTCTGGGCGGCGTTGTACCGCTTGAGGGTGTTATTGCAATCTGCGGCGAAGTTTGCCGGGATGTTGATAGAAAGTGCATTCATGTTTTTGTCCTCCTGTTTGCTTTCGCTTGCTAACTTTGTGAGATTAGTATAGCACACAAAGTTAGATTTTGCAAGCATTTTTTCGGATTTTTTTCAAAAATAAGTTGACATAGTTAGAATTTTGTACTATAATATGAAGCGTAAGGAGGGCAAGTAAATGAACGAACGAATCGCGCTTGTCCGCAAGAGCTTAGGCCTTACGCAAGAGAAGTTTGCAGAGCAAATAGGTCTGTCCCGTAACTTTATGTGGATGATCGAAAGCGGCACGCGAGTCCCCAGCGACCGAACGATCTCCGACATCTGCCGCGAGTTTAACGTCAATGAGACGTGGCTGCGCACGGGTGAAGGGGAGATGTTCAACCAGATCACCCAATCGGAAAAGCTTGCAGCGTTCCTCGCCGACATTACGGCGGATGAGGGAGACGACTTCAAGCGTCGATTTGTGGAGATGCTGGCAGAGCTGGAGCCCGAGGACTGGAAGCTTTTGGAGCGGATGGCTGAAAAGCTGCAAAAAAAAGAGGGAAACCCGTAAGGGTTCCCCTTCTTTTGCTACCTTGATTTATTTTATCAGCCTGCTGGCATACACCCAGATCAGGCGCAGCTTGCGCGGATCTGCTTTTTCCAGCAGTTTGATAATTGCGTCAATGTAGCCTTGTCGGTCTGTGGTGTTCATTCTGATTCCTCCTGTGTAATGTAAAATCAAAAGATGAGGTATAAACATGGCAAATATCTGTCCCGTCTGCGGTGGCAAGCTGGGCTTGCTGAACAGGGAGAAGAGCGCTGACGGCCTGATTTGTGCCGGGTGCAGTAACTTTTTCTTTTCAAAATTGGGAATCCGGGCAGCAAAGCAACCGACAGCTGCACTTGCGGAATACTGGATTACGCTGGAAAACCGCCGAAAGACGTTCAAAGAAACCGATTCCATCTATGATGGTGACGCGCTCTTTGTGTCCATTGACAAAACCAACCGGCTGTTTTGTTTTGGGCACCGCGGCGGTGATAAAGGCCCTCGCATGATCTACAGCTTTGATGAAGTCGCCGGTTATGAATCTGACGCGCCTGACGATTTGACGGTGACGGAGACTAAAGGTGGCATTGGCCGTGCCGTGATCGGTGCAGCTGTTGCCGGTCCTGTGGGTGCGATCGTGGGAGCTGCTACCGCCAAAACAGAGACCCGCAAAGGCAGCCGCAGCAAAGAAAACGTTTCCATCCGTTTTACGCTCCCTCTTGGAGAAACCAGTCTGCCGACAACGGTTTATCCCGGCGGCATGACCGCTTTTCTCAAGAGTTGCAAAGGCTCTCCAGAACAGCCGCTTGGCACCGCTCCGGCTGCCCCCAGCGCCGCTGATGAGCTTTTAAAGTTTAAGCAGCTGCTGGATATGGGGGCCATCACGGAAGCGGAGTACAACGCAAAGAAATCTCAGTTGCTTGGCCTGTGAACTTGTTCACAACTGCATTATACAGCTATCTGTTGTAATGCGTCAGGCGCAAAAAAGTGCGCAAAAATACTGCATTTTCGCTATAACGTTTGTTTTGCGCTGACTTTTGCGCGAAATACGCGCGTTTTACGCTGAATACGCGCAAAATATGCGCGTTGTTATTCGTGGTTGCAAGGCTGTTGCAAATTTTGCAGCAGATCAGCAGCTAGCGACCCGCCGGGCGTACCGGCTGCGTTACGCAGGGCTAGCACCTCCGGCAGGGCCTTATCTTGAATGTAAGCGCAAGCAAGGCGCTGCTGCTCCGGGGTCATATCCAAATAGCAGGCCAGCAGGGCACGGGCATGGGTGCGAAAGTGTGACAGATTTTTCATAACTCATTCCTCCCAGGGCTCAGGTGTGCGCGTGGTGCCCGTCAAAACGGTTGCGGGCATCCCGTCGATGATGGTCATTTCGGTTTCTTTACCGTTTCTTTGCTCAAAATTCATTTTGCTTTCTCCTTTCTTTTGTGCACATCTACGATTTATAAACCAAATTCTACCATGCGCCGTTGGAAAATAAAATACGGATAAAATTTGTCGAATGGCGCAGATTTTTTCTGCGCCTTTTTTTGTTAAAAATACGCCGATATTATGGGGGTGAAAGTATGAGTTATTTTACGGCGAGCCAAATCGGGAAAGCGCTTGCAAAAGCACGGGTGTCTGCGGGATTGAGTCAAGTGGAGATCGCAAGGCGCATTGAAAAAGGAGAACGCACCGTGCAGAGCTGGGAAAAAGGATGCACCAGCCCGGACAGTGACGAGATCATGGACTGGTGCACGGCGTGCGGGGTGTCTCCCATATCTGTTTTCATGGAGATGACCCACCCGGATCTGTACAAAGTGCCGGATGACGGCAAGGCCGACGATGAGCTAAACGCGGAGTTGCTCCGTCTCGTGGTAAATCTGCCGCCGCTGACGAAAAGGCTACTCCTCTTCATACTGAAAGGCAGTCACGGCAGCAGCCCGCCTGCTGTCATATCGGAGATAGCTGCAAACTTGCACTGCCCGCTCAACAACAGGGCAAGCGTGTGCGGGACCATCATAGACCAGTATACCTATGCGCAGATCGCGGGCCTTGACCCATGCCCGGACGCTCCGCAGCCTCCCATTGACGACCTGAAGATCAACTACAAGGCCGGAAGAGCCGCTGCTGAAAATGGCGCATTCGGATATATCGGGCAGAAAAATGAGTAAGCCATGAAATGCGTGAGACCATGCTGCAGGAAAGAGATCCCGGATGGTGCTTCTTTTTGTCCGTGGTGCGGGAAGAAGCAGCCGGAAGCCGCCCCGCAGCAAAGAAAAAAGCGCCGCCGCCCAAAGGGCAGCGGCACAGTGTACCCTTGTGTATGGAGGTGTGGATTTTATGAAAAAACGGGTCAACACGGCATTTTGGGTGGAAAAGGAAAAGCGCTGGTGCATCGCGGTTCAGAAGAACGGCACCCGCAAGCGGTTTTACAGCAGCACGCCGGGCCGCACCGGCCAGCGTGAAGCAAACGCAAAAGCGGATGCATGGCTTGATGATAGCATCCGTGACGGGAAAAAGAAGGTCAGCGTCCTTTATTCAGAGTGGGTGGAAGAGCTGAAGCTGACTTGCGGGACGTCCTATGTGACACAATGCCAGCGTTACGGAGACTGCTACATCCTGCCGACCTGTGGAAATATCCGCATTGACGAGTTAACCGAGGGCGATCTTCAAAAGGCCATTGACGTTTCATTCCGGAAGCGCTCACAGAAAAAGAACCAGCGCAAGCCAATCTCAAACCAGCCGTTGAGCCGAAAGACGCTTATGACGATCCGGGCTGCGGAAACCGCCTTTGTCAAGTGGTGCCGAAGAAACAAGTACACGACGCTCCACCCCGACCTGTCTATCCCGAAGAATGCCAGGATGGGGAAGCGCACGATCTTGCAGCCAACCGCCTTGAAGACCCTGTTCAGCGTAGACACCCGCACCTACTATGGAAAGCCGGTATTTGATGAATATATCTACGCCTACCGCTTTGCAGTTGCGACTGGCCTACGTCCCGGGGAGCTGATTGGTCTCTGGTATGGTGACATCAAGGGGAATACGGTCAACCTTCGGCGCAGCATCAACGTGCACCGGGAGCAGACCACCGGAAAGAATGAAAACGCCATCCGCTCTTTTGACATGGGAAAGGAAGCACGGGATGCCTATGAGGCGCAGGTACAGCTTTTAAAGGCTCAAGGCATACTGCTAAACTACAATACCTCGCTGTTTCAGATCCCGTCAGAGCATACGCTCTATCGCCGCTGGGAATCGTATCAGGAAGCAAACGGGCTTGAGCCGAAAGTCTCACTTTACGAGCTGCGGCACACTTTTGTCAGCGTTGAATCAAGCGTCCTGACTGACAGCCAGCTGAAGATGCTTGTAGGTCATAGCAAGAACATGGACACTGCCGGAGTGTATCGGCACGAGCTTGACGGTCAGAGGGAAGACCTTGCTGCCGCTACCACCGCGGCATTCAAAAAGGCACAGGCCTGACTCTGGTAACATTTTTGGTAACACTCTTTTTTGTAAATGTCAAAAAACGAATCGGACATAACCCAAAAAAGCCGAATTATTCCTACGTCATTTCATGCATCCCAGATGCATTTTTGACGACAATCAATCATTTTTAATTGTTCGACTCCCATCGCCTCCACCATGAAGAAAGAACGTCATTTCGTTGAGAAATGACGTTCTTTTCTTTATCATGGTAACATTTTTGGTAACACACCGCTAAAAAACAGCTTCATAAACGCAAAAACAGCCCCGAGAAACCGTCAGGCTTCCCGGGGCTGGTGCTATGTATGGCCGTTTTGGGCAGGGCGGCTTACTTTCCCTATGCCTTCAGCTTGTCGTAGGTCTGGTCTGCCTGAAGGGCTACAGGAGTGAGGCCGTTGTTCTTCCACCACGCAGCCAGTGCGGCCACGGTGGTGATACCGGCGGTGATCACTCAGACAAAGAGACAATCTTCCGCATTACTAGCTCATACTCTTTCGGGTACACCATCCTTATTGCTTTCATGTGCTCGTCAAGCACCTGCATCAGACCGCCAAATGGCACAGAGCTGGCAGCCGCCACAAAGTCGCTTTGCGGTTCCGCTGCCGTGGAGTACG